TGGATAGTAACCATTCTTCGTGCTGTACCTTTTTTGCTTTCGTAACTTTTCGCTTTTTGGATTTTGGAATATATCCGTAAATAATCATAACAATTCTCCAGTGTAGAAGAATCATTATACTACGGAAATAAGAGAATGTCAATAGATGTGTTGTATTGAAACAACATTAATACCAATACCTTTTATTTGAAACGGCAGCATACCTACTTATACTAAAAATAATGCAAAATTTAGGTAAATTTACTTTTTCTTACCTTGTGAAACTTCAACTTCTTCAAAATTGTCATCTTGCCAATGCTTCATCTGTTTTTTCACTTCAGAATGCTCGCCTCTGCGTCTTTTACTGTGTAAAAAGTTTTTGGCGTAAATGTAATCATCATTATAGTCTTGGTTCTTACGGAACTTGCCTACAAATTTGGTCACTTGTATCTCCTATTTCATGGTTTCAAAAGTTATGCCCCGAATTTTAGTTTCTGGCATATTGTGCATATCCTCTTGTGATATGTAAGTTATATCGGCATGAGGATAACAAATTTTAACAATTTTGAGAAGTTGGCAGACGGTGCCATCGGAATCATTAAATGTAAATACTTCGTCCACATATTTTAAACTTTTTATGATTTCCCTGCGTGTTTCATAATTTTGTACAAAACCTCCAAGCGTCCACATCATCCACCAATCGGTATGGACGCCGACAATTAAATGGTCACCTTTATGGTGACATTTTTTAATGTAATTCAATTCTTCAATGGTGAGTGGGTCAAAGGTACCGCAAATAACGACAATTCTTTCTTTTTCGTACATTTAAGGTAATAGATTTGGAAAAGCTTCCTTTACAAATTTATAATCTAGTCCCTTTACACCTAAATCTTTATTTAAAATACCAATTACAACTTCGGCTTCACGGGGCTCTAGTCTTTCTAACAACTGCAACAACAAATCTTTTCTTTTTTCTGGAGTTAACTTTTCTGCGTTAGGATGTCCTTTTTGGAACAAATATAATTTACGTAACTCAACTGATAATTGTGTTCCCGAAAGACCAGGCAAAACGTCTGTTGGAACTTCGTAATCATCAGGCATTTCATTTATTAACCATTGATGGTTTGGATGAAAAGCCAGTTCAAGCACTTGCACTAATGTGGTAGACAGATTTTTTTCAATTACTGCCATCCTGTCTTTTTTAGATGAAGCCATTTCAAATTCATCAAATACTTCATACAAATTTTTCATTAAAATTCCTCTATTACTTCCATTAAGTTTTTCAGCTTGTGTTCAATAAAATAATTCAGTAACTTACCTTTAGCAGGTTTTGTCTCCTCATAGGTATTTATAATCTTCTCTTTTATTTCTTGTGGGATAAAAGTCAAGTCTATGAGTGTTTGGTTTCTGCCAAAATTTACGGTTTCATCGTATGAAAAGTTTTTAACATCTTCATTCAAATACTTTTCTAATGTTTTTTGTGTAATAGGCTTCTGACGGAGGTCACGGACAAAACAATCAGAAGGTGAGAACATATTAGGTATGCCATCACCTTTATCACCACGAATAATCTTTTCTTTGAGTTCTAAGATAGGATTTTCAGATTTCACATATTTTTTCTGTGAAGGATTATATTGTTTAACATCCTTGTAGTTTTGTAATTGTAAGAAGTCGCCATCAGATGACAGAATCAAAATCTTTTGATGTGGTGAATAGATTGGTACCAATGTACCAATAATATCATCTGCTTCAGCACCTTCAACATCCAATACTTTGTATGGGAAATTATCTTTGAGTTCTTGTTTTAGTTTACCAAGAATATCAAAAATCAAATGCCAATCCAAATCCGATTTATCACGGTTCTTTTTACGATTTGCTTTATAGAAAGGAAAAAATTCTTTACGCCAGTATTTACGGTTATCACAACACAATACAACTTCACCATACTCCGCTTTAAAATTCTTTACATGAGTACGAATGATGTTTAACACCATATGCCGAATTAGGCTTTCTTCTAATTTGCCTTTATGATTAGCAATTTGTGCCATCAGACCAGCAAGTAATACTTGATTTAAGTCAATGAGAATCATAACAAACTTTCAATAGTTTCCAATAAATCTATTGTATCATATCTTCATCAGTTTGTCAAACGTTTTTTGAACAAAGTCATCAGACGTGGTGGTACGCTTTGCAAGTATACCAAACCAATTTTGTGGTATTAAGTTTGAAATGTATTCGTATGGATCGGCAAAAATGGCTTCAAATTTATCAACATCATATAATTTACCATCTTCTTGTTCCTTGAATAATATTACATGATATTCATCACCCATGGAATTGCCGCCAATTTTGTCACCAGGGTTTTTATATGTTGCGCCTTCGATATGTAAATCATCTTTCTTTTCGCCAGGCAAAAAGAAGATGGCATCGTGGCCGTCTTTACTAAATTCTTTTAAGAAGTCTAACATTCTAATCCTTTAATGTGTGATTTTCTAACTCGTACCATTATCCATGTGTTATAGTAATCTTCTGATTCCATTACACCACGAACAAACTGTTCTTTTGCTTCGAGATAACCACATACACCTTTAGATTTGCATAAGTGTAGTATTTCACGGACAAAGTTTTCATGTCCTAATTGTAACACATCTTTCTGTAAGATGTCACTACTTCCGTAGTAAGTTTGCCAGTTCGAACTGGCTTTATACCGTTTCTTTTTACCTTTGACTTGTTTGGTTTTGGTAGAATAGAAAAATTTCTTACCTATGTATTTTTTACCATTCGTCAGATTAGTTATCTGATACACGAACCCGTAATTATCACCAATCAAGTCTTCCGTAAAATCTTTACCATTATATTGCCACATACAAATAATCCTTTATTTGGATTATTTATGACCGAATAATGTAAGCTTTGCATCTTCAAAATATACACTTTGTGAGAACATTGGTCTTAAAGTTAATACCATTCTTTCATTTTCTGAATGTGTATTGTCGAAATCGTGATAGATATCTGTATTGAATAATATGCATTCACCTTGTGTCGCAGTCATTGTTTTTTGAGGTGTATGATTTTCTTTTACAAAGCCACTAACTTCTCTAGATTTATTTTTCCAATCAGAACCAACAATTTTATAATTTTTTAATTCTTCATTATTATACCAACTCGTCACACATTTATCATCTAATATTTTTATTGTATAATTAAAACTTATTCTATTAGATATTCCGTCTTTGTGTGCTCGGTAATAATAACCAGGTTTCGTCACGAACAATGAAACTCTTTCTTTGTTTAATGGTATTTGTTTTACCATCGGACAAAGTTTTAATATTTTTTCAGAAATATCTGAACTAAATTTATGGTGAGTAAAATTTTTTGTGAATGTTTTTTTTAAAGATTCTTCTAAAGATATATTAATTATATCCGATATATTTTCATGAGAAAACCTGATATAGTACGGACTACAATCTTCAATTATGTTATAAATTAATCCCATTCTCCAGTATCCAAATCATCTTCGTCCTCTATATAATCTTCTGATAGTTCTTCAATAACTTCACCACAGAATGGACAGTGTTCTGGTAATTCTTGAGATACTAATTCTTCAACAAATTGAATGCTGTATGTTGATTCACAAGATGTACATTCACCATTTAAGTTTTTATTTGTCATTATGATTAACCTTTATTTTTATTAGACCAATGTAACTTAGTAATTTGATCCAAAACCATCCTATATCTAGTTCAAACCATTTTTCAGATAGTTTTGCACTTGCTGGATTATGATGGTGATTATTATGTAGTTCTTCACCACCAATGATTAAACCTATGGGTACAATATTTTTTGATTTATCTTTTGTATCGGTATTGCGATAACCAAACCAATGTCCTACACCATTAATAACACCTGCGGCCCAAAATGGAATCCAAACCATTTGAACAAGCCACATCAATAAACCAATCCAACCAAAAAATATTAACTCGAGCACAAGGAGAAGGCCAATGCCAAGTCTACTGTGAGGAGTGTATATGTGGCGCTCGAGCCAATCAGAAGGAGTGCCAACACCATATGAATCAACAAGCTTTTTATCTTTAGATGCTTCAGCATAGAGAACTGCTCCTCCAAATAAAACTTTCCAAATACCATAAACGTGTGGTGAATGTGGATCACCAGTTTGTTCACATTTCTGGTGATGTTTACGGTGTATTGCAACCCACTCTTTTGTAATCATGCCTGTGGTCAACCATAACCAAAATCTCATAAAATGGGAAACAACAGGATTTAGTATAAGTGCTCTATGTGCTTGTGTTCTATGTAGGTATATGGTAACACAAAGAATGGTAATGTGCGTCATTACCAACGTGAGTATAATTGGAAACATTCTTTTCTTTTAATGAGCCCACACATCACTCCAGTTACCAGAAAGAGCGCCTTTAGCATAATCGGTTGCACGGTTCTCAAAAAAGTTTGTGTGTGTGGGTGCGTTAATCATTTCCTCTACCCATGGTAAAGGATTACGTTTCACTTTGTAAATACCTTTGAGACCAAGAGAAATCAATCTGCGGTCAGCAATATAACGAATGTATTTTTTTACATCTTCTGAAGTTAAATCTTCCATAGCACCCATACTGAATGCCAAGTCAATAAATTTATCTTCTAGTTGAACCATCTTTTCTGCAATCGTATAGATTTTGGATTTTAATTCGTCATTCCAAATTTCACGATTTTCTTCAATGTAGGTTCTGAATAGTTTAATCATGGACTCACAATGTTGCGTTTCATCAACGATAGACCATGTAACAATTTGCCCCATACCTTTCATTTTGCCGTGGCGTGGGAAGTTCAATAACATAATGAAAGAAGAAAACAACTGCATGCCTTCTGTAAAGGCAGAGAACACGGCAATATGTGTAGCTGTGTTTTCTTTCGTAGTATTCTTAGCCGAGATGTCGAGAATGTAATCATGTTTCTCTTTCATTTCAGCATATTCCATAAAATCATTATATGTTGTTTCTGGTAGACCTAATGTTTCAATCAAGTGTGAATAGGCGGCCACATGAAGTGCTTCACGAGCAGCGAAACCCATCAACATCATTCTTACTTCAGGCTGAGAGAAATAAGGTAGATAATTACGAACATAGCCGCCGGCAACATCAATATCTCCTTGGGTAAAGAACCGAAAGATGTGGGTAAGAAATTGTTTTTCTTCTTTAGTAAGTTTCTTCTTCCAATCTTTAACATCTTCGAGCATAGGAACTTCCGTATGCAGCCAATGAGATTGTTCGTGTTTGAGCCAAGCATCGTAAGCCCATGGATAGTTAAAGGGTTTAAAATATGTTCTTTCTTCGGTAATATCTAATTCTTGTTTTTTAATCATTTATTTCTCTCTAAGCACTAAAAGAAGAACCGCAACCACAAGTGGCTTTGGCACCAGGATTTTTTACTACAAATCTCGATTCAAAATTTTGTTCAACATAATCTACTGTTGATTCTTTCAAATATTCCATGGACATATAATCAACAGCTACTTTAATATCATCTGATTCTATGATGAAATCACTTTCTTCTATTGTATTCTCAAACATAAAATCATATTGAAATCCAGAACATCCGCCACCTTTGACGGATATTCTCAAACACTTTATTTCGGGATCATTTTGGTCGATAATTAAATCTTTAATTTTGTTGGCAGCATT